GTTTAGGTCTGCTGGAGCAGCACCACCATCAGTAGCACCAACTTCTGTACCTGTACCAGAGTATGTAGTATCAATGTCTTTGTGTAGTGCTTCACTGTTAGCAGGGTCGTTAGGATAAGTACCTTTGTCGTTATATTTCGCGGTTAGTGAGAAGATATAAGAGTTAGGCGCATCCATTGCTTGAACACCCATTACGTCATAAGCAATCAAACGTGGAGCAGCACGACGAACCATCGACATTAAGATTGGAGTCCAAGTAGCCATGCCTTGTACGCTGTTAGCGCTTTCGTTTAGATATTTGGCTTCGTTGTCAAGCAAGTAAGCGGTTACTTTTTTGCGTGTGTCTTCATTGATTGGTTGGATACCTTGCCCTTCAGTGTCAAGCACTTTAGACCATTTTTCAACCAAGTGGTGTTGACGCGATTTTTCATCGTTGAAAGTTTCATTGATGTTTTCGTTAATTGTTTTACTCATTTTTATTGTTCTCCAGGTTTTAAATTAAGGTGTTTGCAATGTCATTGACAGATTGGCCATTGGTAAACGTGTCTTTAAAGCTAACATCTTCATCGTTGTTATCAGTATTTACACGCTCGTTAATTTTTTTAGTAGTTGTCTCTACACGGTCATCATTACTATCGTATTTATTAACTAAAATACGCACGACATTTTTAAAACCGCCTACACTCTCAGTTAAAATATCACTAGCAGCGTCGACAACTTTTTGTTTCTCACTTAATGATAAACCTTCGGTCATTTCTTCTAAAACTAGTTCTTTTTGTTTACTTACATCGTCTTCGTAAAGTTTACCATTTAATTCGGAAATTTCAGCATCCTTAGTGGCGACAGATTCTTTAAGTTGAGCAATAGCAGTGTTTTGGGTAACATCAAAACCAAAACCTGCCAATGTAGATGTAATGTTTTCTACGATATCATGGGCGTTTTGTTCGCGCTGAATTGATTCAAACATTTCAGTATTTTTAGATTGATATTCTTCAACAAAATGCTCTGTGTACGCATCAGCTTTTTCGACGATGTCATTAAAAATAAGTTCAGCATAACCTTCGGCTGCCTGTTTAACTTCTTCAATGCGCTCAATATAAGAAACTTCTTTTTCAGCGAAACTTTCCTCTAATGTTTCTTTAGATTCCTTAGATTCGACAGCAAGACTTTCTTTAATATACACGCCATACGCATCAGCTTTTTCTGCTAATTCACTTTGCACATATTCAGAATATGCATTGGCTTGTTCGGTAAGTTCTTGTTCTTTAGCGTATACAGCGTTTTTAATAGTAGTAGCCATGCCTTCTTCAAGCTGGTCGATTACCTCTTTTGATACGCTATCGCCTAGTAACGATGTGAAATTCATTGATTAGTCTCCGATTGTTCTTAGAATTGATTTAAATGCTTCATTTAACTTTTGATTGTCTAAAACACCAACTTTATATAATGTATTTACATTGGCAGCTAAAACCTCTAATTGCTGTTCTTCTAGGACATCGTTTTCGTATATCCAAGTTTTTTCCATCAAGCTCGTCAACACCGCATCAGGAGCCGATGGGTCAGCAACAATATCACTTGGCGTAATTAATCTAAAATCGTTCTGTATTACGCTAATACCCTGATTATTTGTTTTTGCTGACCCCATGGCTCGACTTGACGTTCCAAGTGTAATACCACATTCTATTAAGTTAGCAACTAATGCTCCCATACCGCTTTTATGCGCAATTTTTGCGCGCCCAAACCAGTTACTACCGCGCTCCTCTAAGGTTACAATCTTATGACTAACGTAGCGCAAGTTGATAGCGTTATCTCTATCCATACCAGGATGTTCAAGTTCACCCATGCCTTTATTTAGTTTAACTTTTTCATCAATATACCTGTTAGCTTCACGTGCCATTACCTCACGTGGATAGATACGATTATTTTTATTTACTACATCAGATTGAAGGAAAATCCCTTCAATAAAGTATTCTTTTTCTTTAGTTGTTTCGTTGAATACTGTTTTTGACTCCGTTAGGTTTTCATCTACGCTTTCTATTAGTAATGACATAAAGCTATTTCCCCATTTGTTTTCTAAAGCGCATTGCTTTTTTAGTTTTTCTATTAGTAGAACGTTTTAGGGCACTACCCTTAGATTTTTTTGTGCGGGTCATTTTAATTTTAGATTTTCTATCAGTAGCCTTTTCGCGACCCGTAATTTTAACACAGGCTTTTCTACTACTATCGTATTTATAACCCTTTAAACATTTAAGTTTAATTCGTTTTTTACCCTTGAAGTTAATCTTTACTTTCCGTTTAACTTCGTTGATAACTGCTGTTTCTGCGAATAGTGTAGTTTCACCAAATGCTTCCATAATTTCTGGTATGTTAACCGTACTTTTATTTCTTGCATATACTGCTGGCGCACTGATAAAATGTCCCGGATTGCTCATATCAAGATTAAAATCAAAATTGATATTATCCTCTAGCTCATAGTTAGCAGCTAATAGGGTTTTGTTTACTAATCCGTTATTAATAGTATTTATATCATTCTTAATTTTTACTACGTTTTCCTCAATAAAACCAATATCTGCTTCATCGTATTTATATTCAACGTGTACTAAAATCGCATCATGCCTTACTGGGTGTGGTGTAACGATAAAACTACCATATTTTAAGCTCGTTCGCGTACCACTTAATGCCAACCATAAAGGCTGTTTCTTATTGGTATTTACATAACTTTCTGTTAACTCGTCATCATCAACGTCAGTGTAAGAATCATAGTCAACATAGTCACTGTTTAAAAACACAACAAATTCTACTTCAACGTTATTGAAATTACTAATCTTGTCAATATCAATATCTTCACCATCAATTTTATTTGGCACGCCTGTACCAGTGTGCTCGTATACTTGTATACTGTATTCATCAATGCGGTTATCGTCATCGAGCAAATCAGCAATATCCTCTACTGATTGTTTTGATGAACATGCAACAACAAACATGTCATCTTCAATACTAGTAATAGTACCACCAAAGTGTGTAACTTCATTTATGATGGTTGCATAATCATCAGTTGCATCATTAACCGATACTGGTGCAACTGTATACAATGTTGAACTTACATTTTCAAATATATTCATTTATTCATCGTCCTTATCTTGTTTGGGCTCTATTTTTGCTTCTTCTTCCATTTTAGCTTTCATGATTTTAATATCATCATCGCTTTGCTTTAATATGTTTTTTCGCACGTCATCTCTACTAAAATACGTACCAATGTATGGCTCAACATCGCGTAATAAATCTAACTGAGAACCAAGTTTTTCCATCGCTCTATATTCAACAAATAGATTGTCTTCTGTGAAATTGTAAAAGTAACTGCCTCTTATGTCATTCCATTCGTATTCTTTTATAACGTTTTTTAGGAGTAATTGCGTTAACAGCAACTGGTCAAAAAACTTCATAAACTGTTGACGGCAAATATCAACAAATAAGTTTAAGCGATATTCATCACGTTGTACTTCTGACGGGCGCGTAAACAATGAGGAAGCTTCATCTTTAAAACGACTTTTAGGTACGTTTAAACCAATCCACAGCTGTTCACGTGCGTACTCAACTTCCTCAAGAATATCCTGTGTGGTTTGACCATCCAGTGTTTGTATTTCAGTAGTGCGATTACCCTGTCTTGGGATATAGTAATCTTCTAAAATACTAGTAATATGTCTATCACCATTAATTGAGCCAGTCTCACTATTATAGTTAACATCAACTTTGAAACGGTCTTTCGTATCCTTAATGTACTTCTCACCCTTCTTAGGTTGTAGGTTACTAACATCAATATAAAAGGCTCTGCGCATTGGCGCTCGGACGATGCGGAAAATTACCATTGATTCTTCTAACATTTTTAAGTTGTTATATGGGATAATGGCTTTTTCTAAATGTCCAATTGTTTTACCTGTATCCTTATCACGTAGACCACTAGTAACATCAATTACAGAATCGTTTGATAAAACAATGTCTTCTATGGTTGTGTTATCGCGCTCCATGTATAATGTTTGTTCTAAATCAAAAGACTTAAAGTTATTTTTATATATGTATACTTCTTTTACTTTATTTATATCAATGCTGCCTTTATTGTCACTTTTAGGCAGTAATTTAACTTTACGTGTATTGATTGGGTTTAATGGTACTACACCAAGTACACCAAGCTGTGGTTTAGCTTCATCGACAATCACATGTAAGAAAAAACGACTGTCAACATACCAACTTTCAAACCATTCGCTTGCATTACCGTTGAAGTCAATAATCTTATATAGTTCGTCCGCTTCTTCGATTATTTTTTCTTGTATATTCTTCTTGATTTTAGTATCACTATAGAAACCCACCTCAAACGCGCGCTTACCAGGGTCATTAAGAATAAAAGCTTCATTCTTAAGTTCAGTAACCGCTAATCCAATATGTACGTTTGATTGCGCCATTTTTCTATATAGTTTTATTTTTTGTACATCGTTAACATATGTGAACTGTGGTAATTGACGAATGCCCATTTCTGATAACTGGTCATTATTATTTGATGTACTATTCGTAGTAATATTAACAGCATCGTTATCTACTACCGCATCCTTAAATGTGCGCTTTTCGGGGGCGGCTTTTTCCTTGCCTCTTTTAATGTCGAATCCGAATAGTTCCATTGGTTACCTTTGTTTAATTGGTTATAATATTTGTATTTACGCGCACAAAAAAGAGTAGCATTAAGCCACTCCTTTTGTTATAATAAATGCGTGCTAATTAAACACTAGTATCAGACTTAACACTGTTCACGGCGAACGTGACAGGTTGTTCCATAATAGTATCGTTAGTGTCATAACCTAGCGCAATTTCGCCTACGTCTTTAGGAAAAATACCTTGCACTTCATAAGTTTTGATGACGTTATCTTCTCTATCCAATTGCTTGATAGTACCGTTACCGTAAATCTTACTTGGCGCCATGTAACCCGCTTGTGTAGTGTTGGCTTCCCATGCGCTTATCATGTTGAGCCAATCTTCAAACACTGTTTTACCAACCATGTCGTTGTCAATTAGAATTGTTACATTCCAATCGTTAAACACAACGTCGCCTGGTATCTTAATTTGACGACCTTT